ATACTGAGGGCATGAACATATTTCCCAGTCTGTACCAAAAGATTTAAAATTCACATACCAGTCTTTATCAAAAACGTGATAGTCATGCATTAATACAATATTTTCGTATTTTGCTTCAGCGGCAAGAATGTTCTTTTTTCTTGTTATCCATTTAGATTTTTGTGATTCGTCAAAATCGATTACCCTCAAGTCTTCGGCGGAATTAGAAAATTCATTGCCACCCCCGCCAATCAAGAGAATTTCATATTCGGGAATGGACAAATTCCTTATTGAATTAATTATTTCATCAAGTCTTTGACGGTCTTCAAATCCCGTAACTATCCCAAAAGTCCACCGAATATCATTCACGGCTAAATATTGTCCTTGATGAACTTCATCGTTGCGTCCCAGTCATCACCACGAGCATCCATGGAAAAATCTTTTGCAATCTCGTAATTTTTGTCAGCTTCGTTTCGTCTCGCGGTGACGTCAATTAGTTGGTCTAAATGGTGCATCCATTCGTCTTTTGTGTTTGCAATTCGACCTACTCCCTTGTCTGCTAAATATTGATATTCGGGAGAATATGAAGAAACAAAGGGAATGCCGGCCGCCACATACTCAAGACCCTTGATGAAAGATTTTGCGTGATTGAATTCAATATTATTCAAAGGAACAATTCCAATATCAATTTGTTTAAATAAATTGGGGTATTGGTAAATTGGGGCCATGGATGTAATTTTAGAATACTTTTCATCAATTCCTAAAAGCTCATGTGCCAGCGGCGCACTTGGGTTGTGTCCAGAATGTTGAAAAAAAAGTTTTCTGCTTTGAATGTATTTGCCCATAAACTTATTGAGCTGCTCAAGGTCGTTGGAGCGCCAGTGAGTTGCTCCCACCCATCCGATGCGAGGACGTTTGTTAACTGTTATTTGTTTTCGTGTCCATCGATGAAGGTCGATGCCGTTGCGCACCATGAAAACGTTGTTGCGTTTTTTGCTGTAATATTCAAACAGAAACGGCGTTGACGTGATTATGGCGTCGGCAGCCATAATTATCTGTGCGTATATCTCTCTATTTGAATCTGGGTTAGTTTTTGGGTCAGTTGCCGCATAAGCCCTATTCGATTCCGACAGCCCGTCGTGCCAATCGTCAACATCTACGACGATTTTTTGCCCCATTGCTTGAGCCTTAAATACTGATTCGAGTACTTCTTTCTGCATTAAAAGCTTCAGGACAATAATGTCCCATCCGTGGACAGACCGACCGTCTTCTGTGAGCATCCCAAATCCGCGTTGGTCGTTGTATCCCGGGAATCCAACAGCACTAAACCACCCTCTTTTGTTCAGTTCATCAGAAGGGAGCTTACACCTGTACCATGCGCACCCATTCGGCTGTAGGGGGTCTGTGCCCCAACACCAATCATGGGTGAGGAATGCAATCGTTGGTTTTTGGGTTCGGCGTTTCATATAGGTCTTGACTCAGACTAATAAAAAACGGTCACACGACCCCGTCAAGAAATATTGAGAATTTAATCATGTTTTCAAACGGAGATATCATCAAGCGGTTCAAATACTTGGCCATATTTGAGCGATATTTAATCTACAATCAATAGTGAAACTGCTTTTTGGGAGGCTCTAGGCGCGATGTTGGCAGGAAATTATAACTTAACGTGTCAACAGGGCTCAACCTTCACTCGATTAATAGAAATTGAGCAGCCCGACCTCACAGCTGACCCGACCGGGAACACATTTGAGCCTTATAATTTGTCCGGATTTACGGCCAGAATGCAGGTACGTAGAACCATAGACTCGGCAAGCGTCTTACTGCACCTCACTACGGCAAACGGGGCACTGACAATCAACCCTTCAGGGGCCGCCACAAATCAAATATATATTAACGTCAGTGCTTCGGTTACGGCTTCAGTCTCCACTAGCGGCGTCTATGACCTAGAAATAGTTAGCGCGACGGGGACTGTTACTAGGGTTCTTCAGGGGGAGTTTAATTTGAGTCCAGAAGTGACGCGATGAGTAATGTCCCGAATAATGTAATCGTCAATCAGGATGCTCCCAATCAGGTGGTTGTCAACCAATCGGCTCCAAATAATGTCATTATTAATGAGGATTCTGCCAATCAAGTAATCGTCAATCAGGATGCCCCAAATCAGGTTGTTGTTAGATTATCGGCTCCTGCTTCTGCAAACAGTAGACGATATGTCCACACTCAGGAGCAAGCCTCGTCCACATGGACCATTACGCATACTCTTGGCGGTAGGCCGTCGGTAACCGTTGTCGATTCTGCTGGGACTGTGGTCTACGGTGAGGTACAATATCTATCAGACACTCAGGTTTCAGTGCTATTTAGTGCTGGATTTTCAGGGTACGCATACCTTACATAAGGACTCACTATGGCTCAGAAGTTTCTTACAAATATTGACCTCAATAAAAATGCGGTAGTTAACGCCAGTTTTGAGGTCCTTACTACCGACCCCTCAACCGAGCTTTTTGATGGCCGGATGTACTTCAATAGTGTCGATGGCGTCATTAAAATCTATGATTCAACCGCCGCTGCGTGGAGAAAAGTCGTTGCTGGCATTGGTGCGGCTGCTGGCGTAATAGCTGCGGGCACTCATGCGACAGCTCTAACGATAACTGATTCTGGTGGGCAAATTTCAATTACCCCAAATCTTGCAACTTCTGCAAGTGCTGGTCTTTTCTCTGCAACGGATTTCACCAAACTTGCCGACGCTACCGCAGATGCAACTGCATCCAAGTTGGTTATGCGTGATGCAAGCGGTCAGGCTAAAATCGCCACCCCTACAGATGCAGCACATATTGCCACCAAGGGGTATGTTGATGCCGCTCGTCAAGGTCTAGATGTAAAGCAATCGGTCAGAGTCGCCTCTGCTACTCCGGTAGCAATCGCCAACGGTCTTGAAGCCGGCGACACAATTGATGGAGTGACGCTTGTTGCGGGCGACCGAGTCCTTCTTATGGGCCAAACCTCTGCATCAGAGAACGGAATTTATGTTGCCGTCGCTTCTGGTGCTGCTTCTCGCTCGTCTGACGCAAATGGTACGGCCGATACCGGCGAGCTCAAGCCAGGAACATTCACTTTCGTTGAAGAAGGTACTGACAACTCCGACAAGGGATTTGTTATCTCGACTAACGGAACCATCACTGTCGGCTCTACTGCTATTGCTTTCACGCAGTTCTCCGGCGCAGGCTCGTTTACAGCAGGTAATGGTCTTTCCCAGAGCGGAAACACAATCAATGTCAACGTCACCTCTAACAGAACAGCAATTACCGAAGATGCGATTGACATTTCGGCCAACTATGTTGGTCAGTCTTCAATCACGACACTTGGCATAATTGGTGCAGGAACGTGGCAAGGCAATGTCATTGCTGGTCAGTACGGTGGTACTGGAGTAGCCAACACCGATAAAACTATCACTTTGGGTGGTAACTTAACCACCTCTGGCTCTTTTGCTACTACTTTAACCGCAACTGCTACTACAACCGTAACTCTACCCACAACGGGAACCCTCTCTACCTTAGATGGTACTGAGACCCTTGCCAACAAAACGCTCACTGCTCCAGCATTGGGAACGCCTGCATCAGGAGTTCTCACTAACGTAACCGGACTCCCATTAACAACTGGCGTTACTGGAACGCTTCCTATTGCCAATGGTGGTACTAACGCAACGACCGTAGCAGATGCCCGAGCGAACCTTGGTATCAAGACATCCGCTGGTGCCGCATCCACAACCACTTCAGCGCTTGCTCGAATTGCCGCCCAACCTTGTGCTGCAACAATAGAAGGCAACCCAGCTTCGGTTACGACCGTCGAACACAAGTTCAATACAAAGAATGTTATTGTTCAGGTTTTTCAAGTGTCTACTGGTGAAACAGTCAACTGTGATGTCGTTCGTTCCACCGATGATGCAGTCGCGGTAACAATTAACGGAACCTCTATCACTCTGGACGAGTTCCGTATTGTCGTAACAGGCTAAGCAACCATAAAAACTACTCCAGAAAACAGAGGAAAACTATGAAAATCACAGCAGAACACAAAGCTATGGCAGCATCTTACGCACGAAGCGTGCTTGGAGCAGCAGTGGCTGTTTACGTATCAACAGGAGATGTCAAGATGGCAGCCAATGCTCTCTGGGCAGCAGCGTTGCCTGTTATTCTTCGTTACTTCAATCCAAAAGATATGGCTTTCGGCAAGAAAGCTTAATTAATCGGCCCTGAGGGGCTCGACATAAGAGACGACTGAGGTCATGGCTCAAAAATTTGTAACCCCAATCACGATTAAGCAACTATCTTCTGCTGGCTCTGATGGGTTGACGATTTATGTAGACGCAGACTCTTATGCAAGACTTCAAATTCAAGGTGGCGGCCGACTCGTCTGGGGTGACGGTTCAAGTGCTGGCGATGTAAATCTATATCGCGATGAAGCGAATGTTCTCAAAACTGACGATACCTTCAAGGTTCCGGTTTTATTCATTGATGGCATTGAGGTAGATACTTCTGGCGCAACTTCTGGTCAAGTTCTCCGTTTTGATGGTGCCAAGTTTGTTCCGTACACTGGTGGAGATGGAGCAACGGGCCCCACGGGTGTAACTGGGGCGACAGGACCGACGGGAGTAGCGGGAAGTACTGGAAGCACTGGAGCCACTGGACCAACAGGGACAACTGGCGCTACAGGAAACACCGGACCCACTGGCCCAACGGGAGTTGGAGCAACCGGCACTACTGGCCCAGCAGGTGATACAGGTGCAACTGGACCAACTGGCATAACTGGCGCAACTGGTATTGCTGGTGCTACGGGTCCTACCGGAACTACTGGTGACGTAGGTGCAACGGGCACAACTGGTGCTACTGGTAACACTGGCGCTACAGGGCCTACGGGCATTACTGGAACTACAGGTACTGCGGGCGCAACTGGCGCAACGGGTCCCACAGGAGTAACGGGAACCACGGGCGATACTGGTGCTACAGGTCCCACGGGTATCACGGGTGATACAGGACCCACGGGCGTAACAGGGACTACTGGCGCAACTGGACCCACGGGCATCACTGGGCCTACGGGTGTAACGGGCGATACAGGTGCAACAGGTATCACTGGTGCGACTGGACCAACTGGAGTAACTGGAGCGACGGGCGTTGGGGCGACGGGCGCGACAGGCACAACAGGGCCTACGGGAGTAACTGGTCCACCAAGTTTTATATTCCGCGGAACATGGAACGACACAGATACTTATGCGGTAAACCATTCTGTCGCATATTTAGGTTCTTTCTATGTAGCCATTGTTTCAAATACGGACACTCTGCCAACTGATACCGACTATTGGACTCTTACTGTTTCCAAAGGCGATACGGGTGCAACTGGCGTAACTGGACTAGAAGGTCCAACAGGTTTAACTGGCCCCACTGGTGCTACTGGTCCTACTGGTCTTGAAGGAGCCACTGGAGCAACTGGCGAAGTAGGCCCAACGGGTGCAACTGGGCCCGGAGGAACAACAGGCGCTACAGGAGCATCAGGTGCACAAGGCGAGCAAGGACTAACTGGTGCTACAGGAATACAAGGAGATATTGGCCCCACGGGTGCTACGGGTGCTACTGGTCTAGGAGGTGCCACAGGTGCCACAGGTGCCACAGGTTCTGAAGGAGCAACGGGCGCTACTGGTCCACAGGGCGACATAGGTCCAACTGGAGATGTCGGACCAACTGGCAGTACAGGCCTAGAAGGTGCTACAGGGCCAACTGGACCAACAGGACCGACTGGTAATACGGGAGCAACTGGCCCAGAAGGCGCAACTGGTCCAGAAGGAGCAACTGGTCCTCAAGGTGACCAAGGATTGTTTGGTGCTACGGGTGCAACTGGGCCAACTGGTGCCACAGGTGCAAATGGTATTCAAGGTGAAACTGGTGCTACTGGCGCAACTGGACCCACAGGCGCAACTGGAGTAACAGGTCCTACTGGTCTAACTGGCGCTACAGGAAAGACCGGACCCACTGGGCCTACGGGATTAACTGGAGCGACAGGAGCAGAAGGACCTACTGGCTTAACGGGTGCTACGGGCGCAACAGGACCAACTGGGCCACAGGGAGAAACTGGCTCTTTCGGTGGTGTCACATTTGATTATGTGTACGAGGTTTCATTCCCCACGGAAGTACATAACACATTCCCTAGCGGAATACTCGGTTTCAACAACACCACAATAAGCAGCGCAACAGAATTCTATATATCTTTTTTTGATGCCGATAATGTATCAACAGAAGGATTCCTAAATACAATTGACGATTCAACATCCGAAATTAAAGGTAACTTTAAAATCTACGATGCAGGAACTCCAGAAGATTATGCTTTCTTTGCGATAATTGGCTCTCACACACATCACAACAACCACTTCCATATTCCTGTTTCCTACATGAGTGGTTCCGTTACGAGTTTTACTGATGCCGATTCTGTGCTTATTACTTTTGCCAGAACTGGCGACCAAGGCGATGTTGGACCTACAGGCGCTACAGGTGTAACGGGGGCAACAGGGCCTACGGGTGTAACTGGAACAACGGGTACCACTGGTGCGACTGGACCCACTGGCGTAACAGGCACCACAGGAGCAACCGGACCCACGGGCGTCACAGGAACTACTGGAGCGACAGGACCCACAGGTGTCACTGGAACAACGGGAGCGACTGGTCCTACTGGCGTCACGGGCACTACAGGTGCAACAGGACCTACAGGTGTCACTGGAACCACTGGAGCGACTGGACCTACAGGTGCAACCGGACCGACTGGTGTTACTGGGGCGACTGGAACTACGGGCGCAACAGGGCCAACTGGTCCTACTGGCGTAACGGGCACCACTGGAGCGACGGGTCCTACTGGAGTAACGGGAACGACAGGCGCAACTGGTGCAACCGGTCCAGTTGCTGGTTCTGCCAACCAAGTTGTTTACAAAGACGGTTCTAACGCTGCGGCCGGCAGTGCAAACCTTACATTTGACGGCACAACATTGTCGGTGAGTTCCGTGAGTGTAGCAACTGTAAACAATGTGAGAGACAATATGATGAAATTTATAATGGAGGTTATGTAATGCCCTTAACACAGAAAAGACTTGTCGGACCAGCAGCATTTGCTACGTCTGCAGGAGATATATACACCGTCCCATATAATGTTGGATACGTAACGACGGTTGTAATTAAAGAAATTATTTTATGCAACACGTCTGCTTCCGCACAAACAGTAACGCTATATCTAAAGCCATACGGATTAACTGTAGCAAG